TATGAATAATATAAAAAAAATTTAGAAAAATATAATTTTTATTTATTTTATTTTATAAATTGATATTATTATTAATAAAATTATTTAAAATATAATTTTATTAAAAAATTAAGTTTCTAGCATTGTAGCAAAAGGTGTAATAATTCATCTAATCACATATTATTTTTATGAAAATTCATTTGATATATAATATGTGTATAAATTTTTATTTTTTTTTTTGAATTATATTTTGAATATATTGTATATATTGAATTTTACTCCTACCTTGTAAATAGATAGATATTTTTGTATTTCCCATATTTATAATTTTAGATACAAGACCTTCGCCACTAAATAATGTAGATACTATTCCACCAATTCGCTCTGTATTTATTTCAACGCTGGCATCAAATCCCAATAACACACCATTATCAATTTTTGCACTTTCACCTTGTTCTAATATAAGTTCTATAACTCTACCAAATGATGAAGTCCATACTAAACCTGGTTTATTATTATTTGATTCAACTTGAACATATGATAAACCATACCCTAAAATAAATCCACCAAATCTAATATTTGTATTTATATTTAGATTTGTAGTTGAACAAATATATGTATCACTAACAAAGTTAAATTTTTTACCAGGTGGAATATAAAAACAGCCAATATCACCTGGATTTATACCAGAAAAAGTAACACTTCCTGGTTTATTACTAACATTTCTAAAAATATTAAAAAAAAAAGATGAACCAGAAATTGTTCTAAATATACCACTTAATATTCCATCTGATTTAGTTTCGATTTCAATATCATTTTTTATATAATTCATTGCACCGCCTTCTGATCTTATTTCTTCACCATTTTTCAAATTAAATTTAACACATTTGAATCCTTCTCCACCTTCATATTCATAATTTGGCGATATATTAGAATTTCTAGTTTGTATTGGATTAGTTACTAAAAAAATAATATTGGTGTTAATTTTTCTTTTATAATTATTCTTTAAATTTTGAATTTTTAAATTTTTATTAGATAATTTTTGCGATGGTTGAGTTTTTATCATATGTATTAAAATAATATAAAAATATTATAAAAATATATTTTTATATAGGTATTTGAAAACTTAATGCATAACGATGTCCATTAATTAATTTTAATGGATTATGTATTACATCACCTGAAAACATTATTATTTTTTTATTTAATGATTTAGATGAAACATCTATTTTTGATAAAATATTTTCGTCTAAATCATATATTGCTAATTCACCACCTTCACACTCAACATCAAAATAACATATAAAAGTATTGACTAATATACCGTTAACATTATCATTATGAATTCCAGACCATGGATATTCATAATTTTCATTATCAGTATTCGCATAATGAAATTCAACATTTATTTTTTCAATATTAGAATAATCAATAATATTATTAAAACCATTATCATTCATAATTGTATTTACTATTGTTATTATATCAATTAGTTTATTGTGTACAATAAAATTACTTATTTTATTAAATGATTGTGATTTAATATAATCTTTATTATCAGATGTACATACGAATTTTTTATACCATCCATATTTTTCTATATTTGGAATTAATAATTTTAATTCATTTGCAAACTTTATTATATCATTATTGACATCTAACGTAGATTCTTTTATCATTTTTTTAAATGATTTTTTACAAAAAATAAATGATTTTTTACAGAAAATAATATAAGTTTATATGAAAAAAAAATCATTTTTTATATAAGATTTTAAGTATAAAGATTATTTATATAATAATTATAAAATGTTATCAATATATATAATATTATCTTTATTTTATATTACAAATTGCTTTAATTTGGTGCCTTATGAATCATGTATTGGAAATTGGAAATTATTATATAGTGATAATAAGTATATAAATAATAATAATTTAGATATAGAAATATATCCAATAAAAGATGATGAAGTATCAGTTAAAATAAAAAAATGCGAATCATATAATTTTATAACATATAAAAAAATAATTAGTTGTTTAGCTTATGTAGAAAAATGTATGGTAGATAATGATTTTAATGATGGAGAAATATGTACATTAATTGTTCTAAAATCTGAAAAAAATATAAAATCTATTGGTATTTTTGAATTTCCGTATTTTTCAAGAGACTATATTACAGGATTAAGTCCAAAATATATGATTATATATAAAACAGACTTACAATTAAATAGACTTTATATATTTTTTGATAAAAATATATATGTATTTCAAAGAATTTTTGAAAAAATATATACAAAAGAAGAACGCGTAATAACAAATGTTTTTTTAATAACAAATTTAATATCATTTTATTTAGGTAAAATATTAGAAAAATATATAAATATAAAATAAAAAAAATGATGCATATAATGTTATAGTATTAATAATTCAATTATTATTATTCAATTTATTTAGTATCTACTTAATTACTTTTTCACAACCATGCAACTTTTTTATTTATTTATTTTTGCGATTTTAATGTGTGTCACATTCGCATATAGTGAACGTGACGGATCATTGAATCCGTCTAAAGTGAAATCTGGTAAAAAATACTACAAAGGTAGTATTATGACGAAAGAGAAAGCACACGTTGCTCTCTATGAAAAGATGGCTAAGTCGAAATCTTCGATGGATAAATTAGATGATTCCAGTTATTACAACTATTATGGGAGTCTGATTTCGGCAACGGCGATTTTTATACCGTGTGCTATTATCACAGTTAATCCATTGTGCGTGATTGCGGCTTATACACCAACGTGGGTGTTTTTTTCTGATAAGCAATTTGTTGTTAATCATAAATATGATAAAATAACAAATGCAAAATTAGATGACCTCTATTTGCCAAAACCGGTATCGACAAAATATATTAAGTGAATAACTTATATAAAATAGATATTTTATATTTATAATTTTATATATAAAAAATTATTAATTAATAATATATAATGAGAGAAAGAGAAGAACAAAAATATGTAGATATATATGAATTTTATTCATTTTCAATATATTTGTATTTATATGGATTTTTTTATTTATTTATATTTGAACAAACATTTATTAGAGCAATTTTTATTTCAATCTTAAGCAATATTATATCAACATATTTTTTTAATCATAATGTATTTAAGCTATTAACTCATAAATATTGGAGGAATAATAGAGATGATATTGTTATGCCTCAATTGTTATCTTGTTTATCAACAGTATCAACATATAATTATAATCATTATATTACAATTCCATCTAATTTATTAATCTATTTTTTAATAAAAAAGTTATATAAAAAAGAAATAAGTTATTCAAAAAATTTAAGAATAATATTATTGTTATTATTTGGATTATCTAAATATTTTTTTTAGTTGCCATCATAGATAAAAATTTATCTGTAGCAAATGTATTAAATGATAATGGTGTAACTAATTTTAATAATTCTTCATACTTTTTTGATACTTTTCCGCCTATTAATTTTTTTTTTTTGATATCTGTAGTTTTTATTTGATTCATTTTACTTGTAAACATTTTTTCAAGTACAATTAATAAACCAGTTGCGATAAATGCATTTGTTCCAAGTGGTGCAATTAAATCTTTTAATGGATTACCACCTTTTTGAAACATTTTATATTTTTTAGCATTTTTTACTTTTTTAGGATTTAATGTATCACTACTAAATGCTTGTTTTAACAGTACTAATAAAATAGCACTACCAAATTGATTAATACCACTTGGAGCAATAATATTACCAATACTTTGAAAAAATGGATCACCACCTTTTATTATTTTTTTACCAGATAATTTTAATATTTTTTCTTCTTGTTTTTTTTCTACGGCAAAATGATGTAATAATAAAAGTGCTGCAATAACTAATAAATTACTTTTACCTAATGGAGCAATTATTTTTTGTAATTCCATAGAATAACCACCTAATTGTTTTGATTTATTTTGTTTTTTAAATGATAAATCATATAAAAATATTTTAGTTACTAATTTTTTTAACGAATTTAAAGATAATGGTGCTAAAAATTGTGAAACTTCTTTAACTGCATCAAATTGTGTTAGTTTTATATTACTACCACCTTGTTGTCTTATTAAATTAAAAACACTATTATCATTATTATTACTACATCCACAATCTCCGCCATTTTGTAATAATTCGCCATTAAATACAGGTCTATAATTATTTGAATATCTAGGGTATGATGGCAATCCACCTATTGCTTCAGTAGGGTTCACAGAATAACCATCTCCACCATTTTGCGCAATATTTTTCATATATACTTTTGTAAGAAAAAAAATTTATTAAAATTATAAATTTAATGTATAAAAAACCTATTTATAAGCTATCTAAAATAATTTGTATTTGATTTATTGTATTAATTGTATCCATAGAATCAACTTTTTTAAACGGTATCCATTTTTTAAATCCTTTATGATAATTACATTCTACAAATATTACTTTATTATTTTCTAATCTAGTTTTAATATCATCTGTTAAATCATAATTATTTTTTGTTAAATCTTTTAAAAATTCACTTGTTTGTAGATCAGGTACAGCAGAATATGAATGTTTTTCAATACTATTATTTGTATTTTTACAATACAGTTCATAAATATCTGGCATAGAAGTGTTATTTAATAAAAATCTACAAGTTGTTTTTTCTAATACTCTTTTCTTTGGACTTACTGTTAAGTCTTCATTTTCTGTATTTTTCAATATTTCTACATTTCCAAATAAATTATCATTTGTATTATCATTTCCACCTAAAATTTTACTATCTGATCTACATTCAGGAAAAATAAATAAATAATTATCACTAAAATTATTTACATTTTTAAAATATAATCCTGAACATTTATAATTTAAACTATTTGCATAATTATTAATTAAATCTTTAATATATTTATATTCAAAATATATTTTTTTCGATATAAATAATGTTTCTGTTTTTTCATCTCCATTTTCATGTTCATTTATTATAATATTTTGTATAATAGATTGTCTTTCAGTAAATGATTTTGTAATAATATTAGTTCCTTTATAATAAGCAATATCATTTATTAAATAAATCCATTTATCATTTTGATTTTTAACTAATTCTCCATCAAATAATGTTCCTATAAAAATATCATCTATGAATTTTAATTGTGTAATAATCATTGTGTCATTTTTTTTATTAATAAAAATACAATATTTTTTTTTATTATAAATTGTAGCAAATAAAATAAATTTTTTACCAAATGTACTTAATGTAACTAAAAAATTATTTTCTTTTAAATTATTTACATTTTTTTTGTTTAAAAATGTATAATATTTTGATGTAAGATTATATAGTCCTATATCATTTATCTGTTTTTGAATATCGTTTCTAATATTTGATGAAACAATTTGTAATGACTTTTTATTGCAAAAATATGTTACCTTCATTATATATTCTATTATAATTATATCTTCAAATTCAAATATTTATTAAAGTTTGAAATAAAAAAAATCAATTTTTTATTTTATTAATAAAAGTGATGAAACCAACAATTAATTTATAATTTGGTATAAACAACCATTGTATTTTCCTTCGTAAATTTCGGAAAATAATCATAAACTTACGCTAATTATGTTTTTAGACGGTTTGTTAAATAAAGAAATATTTTTTGAAGTTTATTTCAAATGTTATAAATTGTGTAAATATACTTTTTAACTTTTTTTGTATTTAGCGTGTTTAATATCAATTAAAAAATAATTGAAAATTATAAGAAAATTTTTAATTTTATAAAAATATAAATATTTTTATATTAATTTTTATTATACAATGTCAAATAAATCAATTAAAATATATAGTGAAAAAGAAAGTTTAAAAGAAGAATGGTGGGATAATTCTAATAATTGTGATTGTTCAAAATTTGTTTCATATAAAAGAAATAAAAAATTTGGTATAAATTATCAAGATATTCATGGATTAGAATTTAAAAAAGGAAAATTATATAAATTTATTAGTTATAATAATTTTTCTAAAAAATCAATAAATATTGATGAAGAAAAATGGATTAAATATAATTTAGATGAAAATAAAATAAAAAAATATTGTGGTACAAAAAAGAAGTTAACAAAAGATAATCCAATATACAAAAAAATAAATCATGTTGGATATAAAAAATATTTTACTTATGGTTATTTATTAGGAAATTATCTAGTATATATCAAAAATGAAAAAAACCCAGTATATATTTATCGTATACCACTTAAATTCAACGAAAGATATTTTCCTGAAAATGAATATGGATTGAACAAAGAATGGGCATATATTCAATTAGTTGTAAAAATTATACCAGAAAAAATATTTATTGGAAAATGTCCTAAAAAATCTAAATATTGGCATGGTAAAGATATGGATGGAAGTAGTATATTATTAAAAATAAATAAATTAAATTATATTTTTATTGGACCTGATATTTTTACATTTACATCAAAAAGTGAAATTATTGATTTTATTTCTTTAGTACCAACTAATAGTGATTGGTCATATCCATATGCAATTGATATTAACAATAATTTTTATTTAATGCTTGAAAAGGTTTATTCAAATAAAAATACTAAAGTTTTTAATGATATATATGATCCATATAGATATTATGATGAAAATAAGGATGATTTTAAAGAAATTGATAATTCAAAAACAATTTCATATTATGATTAAAATTTATTCATAATATTATTATTTTCAAAAAAATGTTTAAAATTTCAAAGAAATATTTATTATAAAATATCTTTTTTATAATAAATGACATATAATGTTGATATAATTAATTTATTTATAAACAAGTTTATAAATAATATTAGTTTAAATAATATT